TAATAGTTCTTTACAAGTTGAGGCACCAAAGTCGCCCCATAAATAGCCACCCAATAGGCGATGGCCATCAGTAGTATACTGACAGGCGTTTTCATTTAATTTACAACAATATTATTTATCCTGGACATGTTTACCACAAAATTCAGTACGTTCAGGTATCTTTTCGTATATACCCAGATGTATACATAAATCTCTCAAGTCAGTGTAATTTTCCCAGAAACTATCTGAATGTGCATATTCTTTTACAGTATTATGAGCTAATTCATGAATTAACACATGGAAAATTTCATTAACTTCCCCATCTAAACATATAGTTATATTCTCACCTTTGTTCGTGTTATAACCAACTGAATCCCCGTTCATTTTTTGTATGGCTGTAATCGGAACACATCTTCTTAGGCTATTAAACTTTTCAATTTCATTCTCATGTAAATGATCCCGGAGAATTTCATATTTTTCTTTAACTTCTACCAATTTCATGGGTTGTTTTGTGATTTTTAATATAAAGATATTTACCAAAATTAATAATAACACTACTATCATTTTTTATATACAAAGATAAATTTACTATACAATTCTGAGATGGGATTTCCTGATAATCCTTCCCAAAGCTGTAAACTAAAACCCAACTCTTCTAGGTGTGTTATCAAAAGGTCTTTAAATGCTACTGGTTCAGACTTGGGTCCGTCTGCATAATAAGGTGTATCGATTAGATTTACAAATAGTTTTTCACCGAAACCACCATTTCCATAGTCTTTTAGTTTGAAGAAGTTACCACTGTCATCTACGAGAGGAGTTTTAAATATAATCTTTTCGGAATCTGGAATGATCCCTATAAGATATCCACCATATTTCATGCGTTTTTTTATTTCATGGATCGATGTTAAAAATAATTCCTTTGTGGCAAATATATAATGTAATGAAAAATTATAACATATAATATCGAATTTTCTACATGGGCAATTTCGTATATCACCTTCATAAAAATTCACACGTACATGCATATTTTTTGCTCTCGAACGTGCTTCATCTAAAGCAGTTCGTTCTGGATCACACATATTAATATTAACCTCACATTTATTCCATTTTTGAAGATCGCCACCAAAACCACAACCAACGTCGAGAATGTGAACCCCTTTACTAGCAACGGTTTGTATCAATTCTCTCTTGGCCTCATTGTGATTCTTACGAATTTCTTCCATATATTTACGGCGTTTCAAAACTTTAAGGTAAGATAATATCGATTTTTTCCCGGTTTATAGATTCTCTTAGGTTCCAATTGAATAAGTAATAATAGACATGACCAGTACCTTTCATACATTTAAGTTTTTCGAGATTGTCTGTATTTATACCTACATCGAGAATATTAAAAACGTCATATTTCAGATTCTTTGCTATAAGAAAAGCATCGTTGTAAACATCTCCAGCTATGTAAAATTTATACACCTGCTTTACAGTTCCATTGTTGTCACATCTGTCATATGGAACGTCATAAAATGATATTAAATCATTACTATCGTCATTCACATATGTATGAATAGGTAGTAACCACTGCTTAACATAATTGGAATCTACAACCACAGAAAGTTTTGAATCTTTTAGATATTCTTTTAATATAGTTGTAACTTTTGGAATATCTTTCGTTGTCATTTTTCTCCAAATATATTTACAAGGACCTCTCACTTCATAATATTTTTCGCGAAGTCTATCTGTTTTAAAAAAATCAGTATTTACGAGATGTTTCACATTTAGAAATCTGTGCCAATATTCAGATTTTGTAATGGGGGTTGGGATTTTTGTTGTCGCAGTGTAAATAGCCTGCCAAATACCCCTCATATTTGCACGCCTTTTAATTTCACCTATGAGTAAAGGCGCAAATCTTGAGGACCTGAATTGCAAATGTACACATAAAAAATTAATTTGAACCGCGTTAACGACTTTATCTTCTATTTTAAGTTTCAATGGAACACTGGAAATATATCCAACAATGTTACCATTCGCGCGAATAACTATATTTTCACACCCCGGAACTTCTGTAGACCACTCGAGAATATCACGGGTGTAGTTGAACTTAAATGTATCACCTTCGTCAAAATAATGACATTCTAAAAATGTTCGTGCTTCTTCGAGGGTGCATGTCGACCAAGTGAAACCTTCTCCTAGATTTAAAGGGGTAGATGAAACCTGTTTATTTGATTCAATTTCACCCATCTTAACCCCTTCACGTGGTACAGGTTGTTTATCCCAGAACTCATGCATATAACAAATAAATCATTTTAACTTTTAAGTTGGCTTAAAGTTTACAATGCTTACGTAAATATAATGTCTCTTGAACAAGATTACACTACTGTCCCTGGTCAACTCTACGCGTGTTTATCTGTAGTTGGACCGGAAGCTCCACAAAAAAATGACAAATTCGGTATCAAGATCAGGGGTGCGTTCGCCACACGCGATGAAGCCGCGTCACACGCCAAACGTCTCCAGCGAGAGGATCCCACCTTCGATATTTATGTAGTGGACATGTACAAATGGCTTCTAATTCCCCCAGATCCACTCAAAATTGAGGACGTTCACTACACGAATGATAAATTGGAAGAGATTATGTCCGGTTACAAAGATAATCAAGCTGAGGCAACCCGTATGTTTAATGATCGTAAACGCGACATGTCGGAGAGCAAAAGTTTCTTAAAGCCCGGTGATGAAAACTCGAAATTTTATACAAAACCCGACGAGAATCCCATTTCACACCCAGCTGAAGTAATTGAACGTCTTAAGATTGAAAAACCCGATGCTCAGATGGAAGACCTCGTAAAAGAGGCTGACGAGATTGTCGCGATTGAGATTGAAGAACGACGCAAGAAACGCGAAGCGGAAATGAATAACACAATCGAAGAATCTACCGAGGAAGAGGCGAAATAATTAAAAAAAATCTTTGTTAAATATAAAACGAGATGTTAAAAATTATATTTACAATCATATTGACGAGTATATTTTTCATTTTGTTTTTTGAGCCACGTATAAACTTAAAAAACAAAACTGAGCAAGATAATAAACAAATAGAACAACCATCTACTACAGATGGGTTCATAGAAGATACATACGACCCATTTATAATACCATTATATCCTTCCAGACTCGACACGGATAGGGGTGATACTAAAATGAGTAAACATCTATATGGGGATATAGGTACATTTAATGGGTATTCAATTATACCTGAGGATCACTGGTTGCATGGTTTTCCCCATGAAAAATCCCAATAGGAAAACAGCGAATGCGATAATCCACGTAGACTTGTCAACCTTTGAAAAAAAATCATTTTTTTCGTTTTGAGAACCAAAATTAGGTGGTGGTTGATACATCATTTCAGATGGATGGGGTTGATAATAAGGCTCTTGAAGACTTTCATCGTTAATATGAGTACTATCTTCAACAACGTCATTATTAGATGGAGTATACTCAATTGGATTTCCTATATCAGTCTCCATTTTTTATATAACTTATATTTTTTTTAAGTACATTCTTATTCACATTCCTCATCACTATCTGTAACTTCATCGTCATCTACAACAAAATCTATAAGGTTTCCATTTTCATCACACTCTTCATCTTCATCTTCGTCTTCATCCCCCGATTCCTCACTACACGAGTCATCTGTTACAGCGATGGAATCTATTTCCGTGTCATAGTCGTCTGTACAATAATCATCTTCGACTATGTTTTCAGTTGGCACAAATAAAATTGGTTTTTTTACATTTCTACCAGATCTTGTTGTACCCATTTTACTATAATTAAAGACCTTTGTTTTAAGTATTGTTTTATAGTAAAATGTGTTTCTAATTAGGAAATATGATTTTTGATATAGTTGATGTTAATCTGTATTTTCTTGGTGCATTTTTTTTACATTTTAAACACTTTTGGTATATTTCACCTTTATTCACCTGATATAACATATGCGAATCTTCGTGAATACCTTTAATCGTATCACAATAATTTGAAGTTGTTACGATTGTGTATATATTCCCCTTCTTTGATAAATCAACAATCTTAACATCTTTAGAATCTGACATAAATTTATTAATATAATTCTCCAATTGACTCTTAGCAAGTGAAAAATCTATAGATACTTTTTTAACACTTTTTTTAATTATTGGGCATTTTTTTATATCTTCTAGATTTGGATATAATTTAGATACAATTGGAAGTGGAAGTTCATGTTTACGACCATAAAAGTCCTTACAAAAACCATCATGCCTACCATGTAATGTTTCACATCGACAAAAACATTTCTGTGCTATGACTTTTCCACTTATATAAAACCATATATGATTTGAGTTATGTGAACGTTTAATATTTTCACAGTATTTAGAGGTTGTCGAAATTAAATAAGAATCCGTATGCTTGAATATCTTTGTAATAAATGAATCTTTCTGACCTTCTACATTTTTTCTAATAAAACCCTGAATGTCACTCCTAATCGATTCATCATATAATTCATCTTTTGTCTGTTCATTGCTGAATGAACCTTCTTTTTGATTAAATGAGGGAGATGTAATGGTTATATATTCAGTAGCATCAGTTCTAATAGATGACATCTTCAAAAAATTTACATTTGGTGTTTGTTCGATGTTAATAAGAGCACTCAGTGGACCATGTGTATACATAAACAATGGAAGATAAGCAACTTGGTCAATTTTTTTACCACCACATTCGGGGCACCCAAGGCCCTTACATGCATCATGCTTTTCCTTCTTATACGACCATGGCATTCTAAGACCACTCCCCTGTGTTTTCCTCGCGTTACATCCATAAACCGAAGAGTCTATTACATTATTCCAATCGACATTTGATTTACTATATGTCAAAGCAATCAAAATATGTTCACGAAGTGCGAGAGCTGAAGTTTGATTCACTACAAACCCTGACCAGTTTAAATGTACACCGGTTTTTATCAAACCCCCACTATTTTTCGGAGGTGCTACAGAAATTAAACAATCTTTACCCCCGTGTCGTTTGACCTTATCACAAATAATTTTGCATATACTTTTAATTTCATCAAGTGTAAGGGCTCTCTCATGTTTATAATCTATGTCAACGAAGAAATTATATGTTGGAGTCTTCTGTTCAACGACAAATAATTTCTCCCCACATTTGACAGCTTCTATATACTTCTCATAAAAGTCGTTCAATTTATCGAAAGGCACGGAAAGGACCCCACCGTCCAAGAGCACATGCGATAGATTGGTTCTATTATTAAAATTTTGAGTTGAACACCAACTCTTGAACATACCTTATACAGTATCATCTTCTCTAAACCTTTTCATACAAGAAACATCTGTATATTGTTTAGTCTCTGATAATTCTTTTTTTATAACTAATAATTCATACACTGTCATTTTTGTATTTTCTACAACCCATTCGTTTATTTCTTCTTCACACAATCCCCGATTCTTTCCAAGAAGTTCAGATATTTGCATTAAAATATACGCCTTTGACTTCATTCTATTTAATAGAAAATGTTTTTCTATTGAGAGAAGTCACACATGCGTAGAATTCTGGATTCTTCACTACATTTTCAATTATCAAATTCCATCGTTTTCTAGTATTAAATTCAGGTAAAGTATCAAAACTCATAAAATCATTTTCATCAAATGTTTTTTTATAAGGTTTTTTTTGTATTTTTTTTAGTATCGTTCGTTCCTTTTCTTCGTTAAATTTATGTATAAGGGCATTCTGTTCACTTTTCGAATAATCAACAAAAAAAACGTAAACATTATATTCTAGATCTATTGTTGGACTTTCTTTGGACATAAATTTAAAATGGGTATACTCACCATTTTTCAATACGACTGTACCACGGGTTTCTTCTTCCAATTCTCTAAGGGCACATCTTAATGGGTTATATATCTCTCTTCGTCTACATCCACCTGTTACAAAAATCCAATCCTTGAATCTTTTATCCCTAACCGTTAAGAATTTAGGGTTTCCATCAATAAAGCTTACTGGTATAGCGATCGCCTTGTATTTTATCATCGCGTATTCGCAAGTTATAATAGAGTGACATGATTATTTCTCCTCCTTTTCTTCAGTCTCAACTTCTTCAATTTCTTCGCGTTTAGTTGGAGTAGGTTCAGGGGTTGTTGTTGTCACCTGGTGAATTAAGTGCGCTGAAAACTCTTTCAGCTTCTCGACATCGTTTTTAGCTTTATTCATTTCCTTGAATAGAAATAGAACACCCACAATACAAACAATTGTGGCAATCATTAGAATATTCTCACGCTCCATGGCAATCATATAGTAGTAATTATCTTGTTTTTTTTAAGCTATATCTTCCATCATAGTTTTACCTGATGTTGGACACTCATATGGAGATTCCCCAAATTGGATCGCCTGATAATGAGTGCTTTCACATGATTTTTGTATTGTTGGTGTATTCCGAACAATCATATTTTCAAGTGTCCTGGATTTAGGATCATATGTCAATACAAAAACGATGGCGAGGAGGAAGACAATCTTCCAAAGCATAGTTATTAATTAGTTAGAATATAAAAGTCCACCCATCCCATTTTCAATGCGGAGAACGTTATAGTTGACGGCATAAATGTCATCGTCGTTATTTTTCTTATCGGATATGATACGAGCGGAATCGAGACGAGAGAAATTCAAACTACCTGTTGGCTGAAGCTTACCTGTATCAAGGCAAAAGGGGTAAACGAAAAGACGTTGATTGTTGGTGTTGTCAGCGAAGGAAGAATGATAGTACGTGGACACAGTCGTGAAGTTGGGGTGAACAAATTTGAAATCAGCAACGTCTGTACCGTTTATTTGCAATTTAACCTTATTCTCTTCGTGAGCGATAGGTAAGTTACTACCACGACGACCAGTTACTAAATACTTAACGGGGTGGTTGAGATTAAGCTCTTGGGATTTCACAGAAGATTTGGGAGCTTTTTGAACCTGCGTGATTAACATGTTTTGGGGTTTAGAAGCAAACACTTCTCTTTCATCGGTATCGAGAAACACGTAGTTAGCGTAGACTTCCCATTTACTGGCAGCCGCTTGAGCGCCCCATGTGATGCGGAGCTCCACATCATGATATTGGAGACTAATAAGGGGTAAGGCAGATTGCCAGTTCTCACAGAAAAAGAAACGGAGAGGGTAGAAACCACTACCGGTAGTCATACCGTCGTGATATATACCAGCTGACTTAGACTTCCCGTACGTAGTGCTGAGTATTTTAGGAGCAATAGTTTGAGTGAAAAGTGAATCCTGTTCATCGATTACCTGACCACCAATAAGGAGTTCAACCTTATCGATAACAGTGGTCCAGTTGAGAATGCTCGTGTTGGATTTAGGGGTGGCACCAGAATCAATTGGATTCAAGTAAATGTAATTAAGAAGGTCACCCTTTCTTTCTAAACGAACGGTCGACATACCCTCATTAGATACGTTACCCTGAAGGACTTGACGCTCGACAGTTTGAGAAAAGTTTGTATGGCGCTTGTAAGTAGAACGGAAAAAACTGACTTCGGGTTGACCGACTAGGTGCACATCCTGAGCACCGACGGCGACGAGTTGGGCGATACCACCAGACATTTTATATTATATAGAGAGTTTATTTTTAACCACATTTATTTGTGTACTGGGAGTGGATCGAGTACAAAAATGAATTTATTATCACTGGGGTTTAATTGGCCACGTTACAATAGGAGCAAGTGTAGTTAAATCTAAATTAAACGTTTCTGGTGGGTGAGTAATTGTCATATCTCTTAGTTGTTGGCGGTAGTCTAACCATGCTTGCTTCGATTCTTCCGACTTATGAGGATAATCACTAATAAACATAAAGTCGGTTACATATAACTCAATATCTCTATATTCGCGTATTTTAATTGTTTTATACATTGGTTCTTTCTCAATTATATCACTAACAAGGTAATTCCAGTCGTCTTCAGATGGTTTTTCTGGGTGCCCACTAGTAATTGTTAAAGTAGCATATGTGCATAGATGATAAAATTCACTTTCTGTGTCAATAAGAATACTGGGAAGTCTTCGGGTTATCTCGTCTTCTAAAGTAATATATCCCATATACTTGTATAATACATAATTATAATTTCATTATGAAGAACACTCTACGATTCGGATATTGTATAGCTTTATTCAAGCTCGTCGTACCACTACCTAAAGTCGAGGCTTGGCAATTGTGTTGATGACCTACACTCCCAACAGTTCCATGCTGATGTCCTCCAGCACCCTGAGTTTGGTGCTGATGGTTCTCCGCAGTTTTCGCTGTGTGTTGATGACCGGATTGGGATAGCGTATGACCGTGAGGTGATTGACCATTCGTTGTGTGTTGGTGATTTACAGTATTTACAGGTCTTACTGCGTTTACATTACCATCGGATCCGTTATTCATGGCATGCCACGATCCACCTGCTTGATTGTAAAGGTTACCGGCGTATCTAGTGTCAGTGATAGCTAGTCGATGTTCATGCGCCCCGCTATTATTCACTGCGCCATGTTGGTGATTACCTACATATGAAGAATTGTGCTGGTGTTGAAATCCATTATCAACCTGGGTCGGGTGGGTGTGGGGAGCATTCCCTTCAAATTTATGTCTATGGGCATAACCAGATGCTGTGCCATGTGCGTGTCCCCCAGCTGGACTGACAGTGGAGGCATGAGTATGTGTTGGTATATTGGCTGGGCCGTACGGCATATTATTCGCATTCCGCGCCTGACCAACGTTATATGTAGATCCTGAACCTAAAATATATTTTTCTGTTAAATTTGGAGTTCCATTAGTTCCATCGCATAACGCCCACCCTGTAGGTATACTAGCAAATGACCCATGCCAAATAGCTATCATACCACGTGGAACAAATGCGTTACTCCCGATATCATCACCCCCAAATTCGTCACATATCAATTCACCAAAAAGTGTATCACCATGTACATCTAACCCAAAGGTACTAGCTGGATCATTTGTTCCGATACCAACATTGCCATCTATGACTGTTATGATAGTTGATACCATTAAAAATACACTATATTTTTATATTTTAATCACATACGCGAGAACGTAATATGAAATTAACTTCGAAACTGCGTTCACACTCGGGGACATACCATCACCCACTCCCACCTGGAACCCCTGATGGTTATGCGCCGTGGAACCCGATTGAAGATCATGGGCATGACTTGCATTATTTACATTGTTCACACCATGGTTGTGCTGGTGGTCCGCAGTGATACCATGTTCGTGGGCGCCCCCAGACCCGGTCGCGCCATGGTTGTGGGCCCCAGTTTGACTTATATTATGTTGGTGACCCCCAGAATTATCAACCCTGGGTTCCCTTGAGCTATTACTCGCCCTAACATTACCGGTTTTTGTATTTGATCCAGCTGTTGAGTTGTAATTGTAATTAATACCACCAGAAACGTAGCCTGTTCGACCGCTACGAGCATCAACTAGATCACAACGATGAGAGTGATAACCGGCATTATTCATGCCGTGACCATGATTATGTGCTGGTGTGCTGTGTTGATGTGGTGAATTAGTAGTGCTGTGTTGATGAGTATGATTAGTATTTACTTTATCATTGATACCATGTGTATGGACGCTACCGGAATAATCGGGAATACTGTGCTGATGAGTATCACTCGCATTATGATCGGTCACAGTGTGAGTGTGGCTGGTAATATTTGCACTTGTTAGCACATGATTGTGTTGTGAATCTGCGGTAACTGGGCTACTGGCATTCCCCCCCCGTACAAATAAATCTCTTAGATCCGGTGAGGTTATATTACCATTACCATCCGTTCGAGTATAAGCAGTACCATTACACAATTTCCAGTGATTTGGAATAGCCGTTGTTGCACCGCTCCATATCATTATTGCACCAATTGGTATATGTGGATTTGTCATAGTACCAACGGTTAGAGAAGATGCTTTGATTTTTTTAGTTGTGACTTTTCCGTCTACACGTAATGTTTTTCCCTGAACATCTTTCGTACCAATCGCAACACTTCCACCGAAACTTCTTACGTTAGTCACTGCTGACATATCTATACTTAATTGATAATAAAAAAATGTACAATTTACGAAGCTGGACCTTTCATTATGAAACATATACGTCTATGTTTTGGTACAGTTGGAAAGCTATTCCCTGCTGGGGTATTACTCTGTAGCCCTACACTATGTTGATGTGCACCTTGGGATTGACATGTATGTTCATGTTGTGAACCAGCGTTTGATGAAGAGTTTATCAGTAGAGGGCTTTGACATGAATGTTGATGTCCCCCAGACCCACCTAAAGTGTGTTTATGGGTATTATTTGACACAGAAAAATTATGTTGATGTGGATGATTACTATTAGTATTATGATTATGGTTATTAGCAGCATTTGTATTTCGATTATCATCATCGTGCGAAGTGACACCCCCATGGGCCGCCCATGATGCCCATATAGACTCAACCGCGTACCCACCTGAATAGGCGGCGTACCGCGTATCATTAATGTTCTGATCGTGATTATGACCCTTCGCGTCCAAATTGTGTACATGATTCGCCGCGTTCGCGCCGTGTTCATGATTAACCAAGTTCATGGTATGTTGATGTGGTGTGTTACTGGACGTGGTATGGTTATGATCTCCCTGACTCGTTGTGGCATGTTGATGATTCTCGGTCGATTTGGCATTTACATTGTGATTGTGATCTGGAAAATCGGTACCGATGGCACCAAAGGTTAAATTTTCGGTACTTTGTGTAGCTCCGACTGCCTGTGTAGATGAAGTTCCTCGAGGGAAAAATCCGTTTAAATCCGGTGTACCGTTACTTCCATTACATAAAAGCCACCCTGTAGGTATATTATTTTTGTCATACCACATGATGATTAAACCTGCGGGTACATCAGGGTTGCTGACACCAGCTACAGTTAACGAAGTGACGGTTAAAGCTCCTACATTTGATAAGGTCTTGTTTACGTTTAATATACTATCACCGACATTATCAGTTCCTATACCAACATTTCCTCCAAATGATTGAATGATTGTTGTAGACATGTGTCTTGCTAATAATTAATTATATTTAAATGTGAAATACTTCAACACATTTAAATATAAAATTAGATTTAAATTGATTTGGGCCTGTTTAATATGAATATTCTTCTCTACTTGATCCTATTGCTATATTTGAACATCCACTAATAGCTGCTGAACTGATATATTCTACAAAGATGTTATACATACCCTCTACATTAAATGTTTTTGTCGGTCTAAATTTAACTGTTCTAACATCTGATGTTATAGTAGTGGCATCCCACGGATTATCGTTCGTATGACCAAAAATATTAATTGGTCCTTCGATTATAGATAAACCTACACCACCAGTTCTATGACCACCACCTACGTCTATTGTCATTGTACTCATTTCCTGATGTGATTCGACTACATGAGCTGTGATTTTAGCTGAAAATATTTCGGGGGCGAATCCAATTGAAATCTCAGCATTCGCGGCTGTAGTTCCATTTGCAATAGTTCCTGTTCTACTATAGGTCTTTCGACTGACAGCATCGGAGTTTATTATGGTACCTCCATGAACCTCCAACTTCGTACCAGGACTTGTCGTCCCGATCCCAGTGTTCCCGTTCGTGTTTACAACGAAGTTATACGAAGCAATCACACCCTCTCCGCCGTTAGCGCCACCGTAGCCAGCACATAATTTATTAGCCCCGACGGAAGTAAGTTCTTGTCCCACCCATAATCTAGACGCATGTCCCGATGAACGCACAGCGAACATACTATCCAAAACAGGATTGACGGATGTTCGTATCGTAATACCAGCACTTGTTTCGTTGGTGCGATCATAGGTACTATACTCGAAGTAGACATCACCTTCCCCGGTATTAAGTGTCAACGGTACACCGTTGACACCGGTTGCTCCGGCTATAACACCCTTTGTATGAACATTAGATACAACGCCTAGGCCACCAGCCACTTGGAGGGCGCCAGTTGTAGTTGAGGTCGATGCGGTGTCATCCCAAACCTTGGTAACACCACCAACATTTAGGTTTTCTACGACACCCACACCACCTGCAACCTTGAGGGCACCCGTGGTTGTAGTTGTAGATGTACTAGCATCCCAAACCTTGGTAACAC